AAACTACTTGGTTTCTCTGGAGATGCTGATGATGTTGTTTTAAGTGGTGCTACAACTACGAGTGATTTTGTAGTAAATCTTTGCTCGGTTCATTCAATATTTATTAAAAGTAATATTGCTACAGGTAACGTCCAGAGTACTAGAGCAGGAAACTCATCCACTTTACAGAAGATGAGTGTGGATGTTAACGGATTTAATATGATTTACTTGAACCAGGATGATTTTAGAACAACTACCGTTTCTCAAACACCCGTAATAGATGTTATTGAATTTAGAATAACAGATCAAAATGATAATTTAGTCCAGTTTAACAATGTGAATTTTGAATTATCATTAATCATCTCTATTTATAAAATGTTTAATGATGATAAAGAAGAAAAAGACAAGACCTTAATAGGTAGTAGAAGAAGAGGAGAAGGATTAAGAAATCCCAACCCTACAATTGTAACACCTGCTAATATGCTTCCTAATTTAGATAGACAAACCATAATGACACCACAAACAAGTAATATTGATACATCACACGCTGTAGAAAACAAGAGTGAAATAGAGAGCAAAGCAGAGTTTACTATTCTTGATAACCTCTTGGAAAGTATGAAATAAAAACACATTAATTATTTTTTTAATATAAAACTATTAGTTATTTTTAACAAGTTTTATATTAAAAAATTATTATCTTACTTATATTATATAAATGTGTGATAGTGATAATGAAAGTGATTGTAGTATTTCTACCCAAGAATTAAATGATCTCAATTCTAAACTGGATGAAGAGATTAAAAAGAAAGAGACACCTAAACCAGTGGAAGAAAAGATAGAAGTTGAAATAAAAGAGACACCTAAAAAAGTAGTTGAAGAAAAACCAGTAGTTGAAGAGAAACCAGTAGTAAAGAAAAAGAAAGCAGGTAGACCACCTAAACCAATTGAAGAAAAACTAGCCAAACAAGTTATAACAAAAGAAAAAATTATTTATGTTATCCAAGATGAAAATGGGAATATGGTAAAGAAAGATCCAAAGAAATTGTCAGTCAAAGAAATGAAAAAGATTAAACTCGAAGAAGAAGCACAAAAAAAGGAATTAGAACTTGGTAAAAAACTAGGCAGATTAAAAAATGGTAAAGCCAAAATCCCCAAAGAAAGAACAGAAAAACAAATAGCACATACCAAAAAATTGATGGAATTAAATAAAGAAAGAAGAGGACAGAAAAAAGTAGAAAAAACTGAAACAACAAAAAAAATTGTGAAAGAAGCATTGGTAGAAGTGGTGAAACAACCAATGCCCAAAAAGGTAGAACCGCCACCAAAAACAGTAGAAAGCAGATATAATGATTTCTTTTCATAAACAATAGGTATATTTTATTGATGATATTGATAAATTGATTTTATCTATTTTTATAGCCTTTTCTATGTCTGTTAAATTGTCATTTCTATATACATCCATAGAACGATTTTTTAAAAATTCTACTTGTCTTTCGGCATACATAATATCTTCTTTTGTATAATTCCACCATTGAAATAAATAATTATACATATATATCTATTAGTTAATATATTTTTTTTGTAAATTAATATATTAACTAATAAATAAATGTGGGTAAAGATGAATGTTGAAGATATTACACCTGAAATTAAAAGAGATACTATCAATAAAAAACGAAGAGAGCATTACCAACTTAACCGTGAGGTTATACTAGTTAGTAAGGCAAAATGGTATCAAGAAAACAAAGAAAGACTAATAAAAAAGTATCACGATAATAAAAAACTCAAATGTTAAAATGTTAAAATGTTAAACAAAATAAAGTTTTTCAAAATAAAAAAATAATATTTATAATAATAATATTTTTTTATATTGACGGGTTGCCCAAATTTTTTTAATTTTTTAACATTCCAATAAATTCCAAACTCTTGATTTATTCATCACTATCAAAATCATATCCCCCGTTGGTAGGTTGATAATTCTCATTTAATTTACTAAAATCCAATGCCTCTTCCTTATAAATCTTACAATCTACTAATTTTAGATGGTTTAAAAATGCTTTTGGGTTATCAATAATATAATGTCTACAAGAGTTAGTGCCCTCATTTACATTTTTAATTTTTATATAATCCATTTTCTTCTCAATACATAAGCTGACCTGCTTTTTTTTGTATCCACCGAAAAACCCTAATACACAACGCCCGATGTTTTCACACGCATTATTTAAAACACTGCTTCTAACGCTCCATTTATTATTTAATTCATCATCAGTTAATTTAGAAAGTTCTTTATACAAATAAATATAAGGGGGTTTAATTTTTCTAGTTCCCATATTTCTCATTGTCTCAGTAATTGGGATTTTCTTAATTTCCCATTTTTCTATATCTCTATTCATAAAATAATTAAATGCCTCACCCATTTTATCAGTATCTCTTATATTTTTATGAAACTTTTTCCATAGTTCATTATTACCCATCAAACTATCTGCTATTTCAACCATCAAAAACCTTCTATCCGTTGGCGAATATTGAATTGGACTATCGTTATTCGATAAAACAAACATACGCCAATACATACCTACATTATAACTGGATACAAATTTTTCTCTTACATTTAAACTATCTTTGGTTATCTGTTCTTTTAAATCTTCTTCAAAATTAACCCCATCTTTTCCAGATACCTCATTCATAGATAATACTATTTTATCTGCTAGATGGTCATTCCAATCACCAAATACTTCTTTCATTCCTTTTACGCGATAAACATATCGAGACCCAATTAGATATTGAATAAAATCAATTAAACTATCTTTTCCTGTCCCTTCATAACCCTTTAAAACTATTGCTACTTTGGGATTTCTTTCGGGATATTGAACAATATGAGCGATATAATTCAAGATATAATCTATTACTTCTTGTTTCCCTTTACAAAATACGGATAAATAATCATTAATAAACCATTCCTCAAAATCCCCTTTTGTTTCCGCTTCTTTATTTTCCCAACCTCGAAATAAATTAAATACTAAATCGTGGGTTTTGTCTTCCATTCCGTAGGGTTCAAATTCACAACGCTCATAATCGAGACGGTCTGGATCTTCTAACCATTTCTCGAAAAAATCACATTCGACATCACCTTTAGGACTGCTCTTAGTAGAACGCCAGTTTTTATATGCGTTTTTAATTTTTTCAGTAGTGTATGTTTTCCATTCTCCATCAATCTCACTGCGTCTTTTATAAATATTTAAATCGGTTATATACTGGACCTCTTTTTCGAATTCTTCTTTTAATGTTTTATAACTTTTCTTTTCTTCAAACTCTTCCATCTCAAATTCAGTTTCTAATGGTTTCTCTGTCCATTTAATATTAAAATCTTTCGTTAATTCATTAAGTTTATCAATTTCTATTACCGCTCGAGGTGGTGCTATAAAACCATCATACATAGGAACAGACATATGAAACCCCGCATCAATAACGCGATTTAATAATTGATTTTCATAATAACATAAAATATTAGAAACAGCAGAACTATTAGGATTTTTATTATTCTTCTTTCTTTTTGGATTTAATACGTGTTTATTTGCTTCAATTATTTTTTTTTTGTTTTGTAGAACTTCTTTAATTAATAGGTCTAATGAACCCGATTGTTTTTTTGGTTTGTCTTGGTTCATTAGTGTTAATACTTGTTGTTTTTCTACATCATTCTCTTCTAGAAATTGTTCCCGATTTTCAATATAATTTTTTAACATAATACTCGGTAGTCCTAAATCAGTAGTTAATTTAAGTAATAAAGTGGGGTGGGCATTTCTCATATCAAAATCTTTACAACCATCCGCGAGTATGAAATTACGCATTGAACTATTTAAATGTTGTAATACTAACCCAGTTCCACTATGATATAAACGATTACACCCTTTAATTGAATAGGGGACACAACGAACATCAACCCCCGCATCATTTATTTTAGTGAGATATGTTTTAACTCCCTTGATATAGGTTTGTATATCTTCTTTTGTTCTTTTTTCTCCATATTTATTATATGGTTCAATATGTTTACCTAATTCAGCGTTAGTTAAACTTAATAAATATTTAACGTGTTTTAACGATATTATTTCATTCATTTCTATTTCTTTATTCATTTTATATTATTATATAATAAGATTTTTTTATATGCTTTTGTTCTTAATATATAATAATATAGAATTAACTAATTAATTGGAAATTGTTTTTAATTCTCTCAAAAAAGGTAATATATCTATGACTTTTTTAATATTAGTAGAGTGTTTAGAAAACAAATCATATTGTTCTAATTCTATTATAAGTCCATATTTTTCTTTCCAATATTTTATTTTCTTTTTTCTATTATCTACATATTTTCTTGCCTCCAACATTGCCTCTTCATTCTCGTGTCCATAGCATCTAGGGGGCATTTTTCTATATAATATAAAAAGATTATTTTTAAGTCATTTTTATCTAAAGATATAATATTAATTTCTAATAGAATGAAATTCTCTATTCGTTAATACACTCATATCTTCATCAAAAGTAACTTCTAAGACTACTTCACAGGGTAAAACAGTAGTAGTATATTCATTCGCAGGTAATAACTTACCATTGTTAGCAGGACGAGTTCCTGGGGCTGCGTCAGCGGGAGTAGCACTAGTATATAATTTTTTTATAGATATACGCTCTGGTAGAGATGGACAAGTAAATGTTCTACCCTCCACGCTATCAATATGAACTACTTCATCACTATTCGCTGAACCAATACAAACAGCACTTCCTAACATAGCATTCGCAGAACCTCTGTTTTCCATATCAAACCCTAGATAAGGTATATTGGACTGCCAGAATACAGATGTGGTTTTCGATGGAATAATTCGTTTAGTATTGTCACCATTAAATTCTAAAGACATTAGACCAGAAATTACCTTAATGAAACATTTCCCTTTACTCTGTATTCTAGATGGTATATTTATGGTATATTCGTTTTTATCAGCATCTAACGACAGTAACGGATTAGTAGTATCATCCCCGTTACTAGTATTAGACAATCTTAAAACATAAACATCACTATTAACATTCGACATATTATACTATATTATAACATTTATTTTTAAAATAAAATATTATAATAATTTATAATGGATCCCATCAATATAAGAAATCAAATTAATGCTATTCGCCAACAAGAAATCACTAGAACTACTGCTGAAATGAATTTAAATATGTCACCTGACGAAGTCGCGAGACGATACCCTCTTTTTAGAAGAACTATGAACAACCCTACTGAAGATAAGAAAATTAATGAATTTGAAACTTCTAATACGTCATTCGCTACTAATTAGTATATATATATATCTCAAATGTTAAAATGTTAAAATGTTAAACAAAATAAAGTTTTTCAAAATAAAAAAATAATTTTTATAATAATAATATTTTTTTATATTGACGGGTTGCCCAAATTTTTTTAATTTTTTAACATTTCCAAAATAAACAAACTATTCTTCTGGCGGTTCGTATTCATCAGCAATAACTATTTTATTAAAATTCTGGTAATATCTATCTTTTGTTGGTTTAGTCGCATCTATAAATAGAAATCCGTGTTTTTTCTTCCAAGCAAGTTGTAATACTTCATTAGCAGTTTTATCATCTAAATCACCCATAATCTCAGTTTTTATGGCGTTGAGTTCTTTTTGGTTCTCAGTTCTAAAGACAATAACGTGTGACATATTACACCTGAGCATCAAGGGTAATCCATTATATTTTTGACTAGTGATCATAAGTGCTAATCCAGCATTACCTTCTTCATCTGGATTTTGAGTGGCGTGTCTTCTATTTAATATTGTCTTACATAGTATTTTAGATTTTGTTAAATCCCTAATACAATCATCAAGTATAATAAGGTTATTTAGATTTTCTTCATCTCTTTCATTTTCTAATATTTCTTCTAATGTATTATCATCAAACTTCATAAAACATCTTTCCTCATTAAGTCGTAATTTATCTAAAGGTAGCGTGTTCATAGACGGACTAATTAAAAATATTTTATCAAAGAAACGGTAATAAAATCTTGGCGTTTCTGGTTTCTTTTTAGTTGGATGTGAAATCAACATAGAATTCCAAAGTGTAGTTTTTCCCGAAGCAGGAGCGCCCGAAATATAAAAGGCGAAAGATTTAGCGGGCAAAGGTTTTGATGGTATATATGGTAAATCAGTTAAACTATCTATAGGTTGGGAAATTGGTGGAACATAAGGTAATTTATTATTTTCAATAGTTTTCATTATATATATAGATATATTTAATAATTATTCATTAATTCCTCATAAACCTTTTTAT